CGGGCTACCATGGTATAATTTTAACGGCTCCGACCCAGCCTTCCCATCAACCGTGACAACAGAATCACCAAACCATTCCTTGAAAGCTGGGGTATCGGTGTTTCTCTGCTGCCCATCTTCTGATATCGCCACACCGTTACCGTCACGGCTGATTAACACGTCTTCCGGCTTCTGGCCTTCCTGCAACAAGCCTTCAGCCTTCATCATCTTTTCAAGGGTCTTCCAGGGCGGTATCAGCTTTCTTTGAGCCTTTGTCATGTCAAGGCGTGCCTGGGTTAAACGGGATTGGGCTTCGCCGGTGAGTTTTTTGTAATAATTCATAGCGATAGCGTTTCTTGACCACTGCGGTCCGCCTGGATATTCGACTCCTGGGAACCCAGCCTCGCTCATAGCATCGAACATCTCTTTTTCTGGTATAGAGTTGAGATTTCCACCACTCGCAAACCCTTCATGCTCCTGGATATTGTGCTGAATCTCATGGAGTAATATACTTCTGGCCTGGTCCTCAGTCCTGGCCTTCACATAAATATTGGGTTCACCTGGAAAGTCTTTCAACTCCTCATCGGTCCTGTATGTCCCAGACTCAGACTTCAACCCTGGATCAACAGAAATCAGCGCCTTTACATCCTTCAACCACGGATACGATCTGAACAGGTCATCTGCTTGAACCAAATCAGATAATTTCCCGTCTGCCAATAGCTCGCCGTCTTCTACGGGTATTGGTTTTAACTGTACCTTTGAATCATCTATTTCAAAGCTCCAGACGTCCGATCCTGGGACGATCTCCCACCACCCGGTATCTTTCCATACCTTTGTCCTGGATGCTCCGTTATCACGCATCTGCTGCGCTTCAAATGCTTTTGATTTATCGGCTGTTCTGGATTCTGGACCGGCGAACATATACCGGGCGTTCGCCTCTGCATTGTTTTGTTTGCCACCACTTCTCCGCATCGCCTCATCAATCACATTCACAAGTGCATCCTGGGCCTTGTCAATATCAAGAATGTGCTGCTCTGCCCTCGTGAGGATGTCTCTTGCCTTCCCAAACGCTTTCTTGATGATATCAACAAGGGTCTTGAACATAGACGGTGATTTCTTGTTCAGCTTGTCCCAGAACTCTATTCTTTGGAAGCTGTCATGTGCAAAGTCGCCAAGGAACTCTTCAAGCATCTTGTCTTCCGTCAGCTTGTCAATCCCTGCCATTTCACGATTAACCTGCTCTTTGGCAACGTACAGGAAGTAATCTTGCTTATTGTCTTTGAATTCTTTTACAAGATAATCGTACAGGTCAGGATGGTTTGACCGGATCTGGTGGACAACCTCATGCCCCATGATACCGATTAGAGGTGAATCACTTGATTTATTAAGAAACAGTTCGTCAGCGCCGGGGTAGGTAAACCCGGTCACTTTGGTACGGGTGTCAGTGGTCTTAAAGAAAAATGTTCTTAGTCCGAGTGCTTTTCCGAGCTTGATGAGGGTTTTTTCTTTTCGGTTTGACGGGGGTGTAAGATTTGCTTTTCCCGGGTCTCCGACTCTCCTAACCGCCGCATAAAATCTTTGTCTTGTAGTGCTTGGGGTGTCAGGTGAAACCTTATCCCGTCTACTGTTACGCAGGTCATTTTGTTTATCCTTGTATGCTTGACGATTTGCTCTTAGCTTGTCTTTGGGTGTCAGGGGTGTGCCTAACTGATACTGCGCACCTTCACCCGGTGCGCTTGATTGGTTAGGGGATATTATTTTGCTTCCTTGCAAGGCTAAAACGCTTTCGCCATGTTCATCTTTCATGCCAACGCTTGTATAGCCAAATCTCCTTGCTATTTCGCCTTTGACACCCTGCAATGTCCAATCTTGGATATCTCCAAGAACAATTTCAGAAAACCTTTCTGTTCCCATGTCGGGATCAGTGTCATTTAGATTTTTATCCTCAAAAATATAATCAGCGAGCTCCTCTATTTCTGAATCTGTTAATTCTTCATAGTGGAAGATGTCTTTTATATATTCTTGTGTTTTTCCCCAATCGTCGCCAAGGGCTTGCGCTCTAAAATTTTCAGCGGTTATATGGTTCGGAGATAATATTGTTTGGACTTTATTGCCATGCGCCCCGGTTTCGTGTTTATTGAATGTCCCAAAAATACCGCCAAAGATATTATCCCGATGTCCAGGTAGGTCGGTTCCATATGGGATAATTTCTGTTGCCGGTTCTCCGTAAGTACCAGCATATATAATTTTCCCACCATCGGCCTGCGGGTTTTTTACAGTGGGTATGTCGGCCTTCCCCGTTTTGTCTGTCACTGATTTGATATTACCCTTTTCGCCGGTGTCTGCCAATTTGGTTTGATAGGCGGCCTGTATCGCCTCTAACTTTTCACCATTTCTTTCAAGCAGGGCCACTTGATCAAGTACAGCCTGATCCCACAATACATAATTATAACTGCCTTCACCTTTGCCCCGGCTCATTCCGTCCAGGTATTTGTTGCCGGGGATGCCTATTGAGGCGAGATATTCTGAGGCGGCTTTGTCGTCTCCTACATGTGCATTTTTGCCATCGCTTGCTGCTATCTGGGTTGACAGGAGGGTGTACAGAGCTGACCCGGTTTTATCTTTTTTGTAAAGCTCGTTTACCCACGAATCATATGTTTTATTTGTGATTCTCCCGTCACTATTCAAATTTTTTAGTGCGGATTTCACATATCCACTCTGCTCAGAAAGAGGCTTATCCCAATCAAGCAGCTTGGGAATTACTTCGTCCGGAATGTCGAGCTTGTAGATGTCGCCATACGAAAGATACCCAGTCTTGTTTCCGACAGATTCTTCGTATGCCATTCCATCGTAATAAACCTTTCCGTCTTTTGCTGAGAATTTCGCCGGATTCATATTTGACACAACGGACAGTAACTCTTTTGCAAATTGAATAGAGCCTGTATTGTTTTCATTGGCGATTACTTCTTCAATGGTTTCAACCGCCAAGTCTTTTATTTCTTGCCCATTTTTGATCGGCAAATCTGAAGCATATTCATCAAGGTATTGGATGGCCATCTCCCAAACATCGTCACGCCACCCAGATTTTTTGATACTTTTCTGATAAGTGTTTGCCACCCCTTCAGAGTCAGCCGAATACCACCCATGCCCGTAAGCCGCAGCACCTTCCCCGGTCCCTATCTTATCAAGCCTGGGCCTGCCGTTAGGAAACCCAGGCTCAGGGGTCCATGTGTGCGGTGTCCCGTGGTAGGCGGTTTGGAATTTGACATCATCAACCTTTCCGGGTAAAGTAACCCCCATCGGTGCGCTTGTGTCAGAGGCGGCGGGGGTGTTGTAATTGTTATATTCATCAAGCTGTTTTTTGAAATGATCTCTGGCGCTGGCCTCATCTTTAAACCGTGTTGCACCAATGTTCATGCGAGAATCAACATCGATCATTGACACGCTGTATTTACCATCGACCCGGCTTTTTGTAATATAGAACTCAACCTCCCCATCATCTGTTTTATTCGTCTGGATGATGTCTGCCGTTTCAACGGCGGGTGGTGAAACGGGCTGTTTCGTTTCAGGCGTGCCCAAAGGCTTCTTTGTCCGCTTCCCATCCTTCAGCCAGTCCTTGAACTCGGCCTGATCCATTCGGGTAATGGCCCCAAACCCCTGCCAGCCGTCTTCATAATTTGACAGGTACAGGGCCTTTGCTTCTAACCGTGCCTTTGCTAATGTTTCTTTTGGAATAATTTGTTCACCATCGGATGTCGGGGCCTGTTGGGGTGTTTCTTCCTTCGGCTTTTTCCCGAACAGCTCATCCGCCTGCTCGTCCGTGATATACTTATCCGGGTTGTCCTGCCTGTCCTTTTCTTCTGCATCCAGTTCATTCCGGATCTTCTCACTGGAAAGTTTGTCGTACTGTTCCTGGACGTACTCCTGTTCCTGCTTGGTCTTAAAGGAATATAAATTGTTCCCTTTGCTCAGTGTAAGAACAGTGGCAAACCCGCGCTTTTCTTCTCTCAGCTCATGGCCTTCTTCAATCAGCCTGGTTACCCAATCACCCCATGTTTCGTCACTGAACCGCTCATTTACCGGACGGTTCAGCATTTCCTCACGGGCTTTTTTTGCTTCTGCCTCTTCCTTGTCTGCCTGATCCTTGGCAGCCAGTTCCTTCCGGGCCTTATCCCATGCGTCGTATTCTTCAGGATCAAGGGACCGGATATTTGCTTTAATGGCATCAGCGTTTTGGGTTGATTCCCCGGTAAGTGTCCGGAACATCCGCAGGGATTCTGGATTCCCCCGGTGCATGCGGTCGGTGAGTGCTTGAAAGTCACGCTCTTTTATCTGCCGGGCAAGCTCTTTACCGGTCTGCTCCAAGTCTTTTTTCCGGGCTTCACTGGCAGGACTACCGGTATCCTTTTCCCATTGGTGAACCATGTTATTGGCGAAGACCTTAACGGCCTGGTTTTCCTCCCGCTTTCCCCGGTCATACTCAAGGTCTCGCTCGACTGACTTTTGAATATTCTCCATGGCATGAATCGGCAAATGCCCGGGAACAGACGGGCGATTGCCCTTTTTCCCGGTTTCCACCCAATGACGGTACTTTGTCCGATATGCCAGCTCAGGAGACATCCCTTCAGTGGAGGGTTCCGGAGTTTCCTTCTCCGCCTCAACCTCTGATTCAGCTTTCTGCTGTGCAAGCATGGCCTGCGTGTGCTGTTCTTCTTTTGTCAGGAACCGGGTCCTGCCCTCTTTGAACAGCTGTTCCGGCAGGGCTTCTGTTCCGCTCAAGGACCCGTTTTCACCTTCAATCCACCGCTTGTTGGGCTGGACAGGGTATGTGATTATTTCTTCACCCCTGCTGTTTTTGCCAACCACGTTGGGGATAAACCCTGGATCTGTGGGCAATTCTGGTTCTTTCTCAGATTCGACTGCCGCCAACTTACTTTCCGGCATCAACACGGGTTTTGCCTTGCCCACATCAATAAACCAGTTCGACTTGACCTTCTTGGTCAGCTTGCCTGAAAACTCATTGCCTTTTTTGTCGGTCCAGGAGACTTTTGCGCCTGGGGAGAAAGTAACCCCCGGCGTTGCGCTTGTGTCAGAGGCGGCGGGGGTGTTGTAATTGTTATATTCATCAAGCTGTTTTTTGAAATGATCTCTGGCGCTGGCCTCATCTTTAAACCGTGTTGCACCAATGTTCATGCGAGAATCAACATCGATCATTGACACGCTGTATTTACCATCGACCCGGCTTTTTGTAATATAGAACTCAACCTCCCCATCATCTGTTTTATTCGTCTGGATGATGTCTGCCGTTTCAACGGCGGGTGGTGAAACGGGCTGTTTCGTTTCAGGCGTGCCCAAAGGCTTCTTTGTCCGCTTCCCATCCTTCAGCCAGTCCTTGAACTCGGCCTGATCCATTCGGGTAATGGCCCCAAACCCCTGCCAGCCGTCTTCATAATTTGACAGGTACAGGGCCTTTGCCTCTTCTTCCGACTCAGTGCCCATGACGACCTTATGTTCATCAAATTTGCCCGTCTCAGGGTCCACCTGATCCACAACAAACACCTGTGGGCTTGTCTCGGTCCCGGGCTTAACCACAACGTCAACCTGATCCCCGTCTTTGCCCTCGGATCTCCTAAAATATCCATAGTGCCCGGACATGGTTGATTCCCATTCTTTCCCGGATTTGTCCTTTCCTTTCCGGGTGGACCCGTCCGGGTTTTCAATGGAAATATCAAGCCCGTCAATCTTGATATGAGATTTTTTATAATTCCCGGCTGCCTTCTGGGCGTCTGTTGGTTCCGTGTTCACCTCGTCCGGTCCTACCTCATGCTCAAACACCGGGCGCATTGCCGTTATCCCTTCTGCAGGCAAGTCTTGATTCCCGAAATTATCTGATAGTGCGGTTTGGAATTTCCTATTGTCCCTGACAGATGACGGCTCAAAGTCTGCCGCACCCACATCAATGCCGTCGTCATAGCTGCTCTGGTCCTGGTCAGCCAAGGTTACTTCTGACGGCAGCATATCAGCCAGCCCGGCAAAAGGAAGATATCTCCCACCGTCCCCATTATTTTCCATGCCTCTTTGGAACCCCGGCATATCACCTGGTAAAGGCATGGATGAGGCGTCCGGCTGTTGCTCCATGGCCCTCTGCATGACGGGCTGATCAGCCTGCCTCATGAGTTGATTGCGTCGGTCAAGCGCCTGGACTGATCTACCCACCACCTGTTGCCGCCTGTCTTCGGCTGCGTCCGGGGCGTATCCCGTCGCCGCGTCCTGTGGCATCATTTCTCCCGGCTGGTTCTCCATGCCCTGCTGGAACTGGTACATCCCTGCCCGGCCCATGGCCTGCTGTCGCTGGTTTAATGCGGTTTCACTCCTGGCAATCTTGTCCTGCATGATATCTTTTGCCAAAAGGTCAATGCCTGCATTTGTCGGAATATTGGTCTGATCAATCATGGCCTGGTTGGCCTGCCGACTCTGAACGTCACGCGGTTCTAATTCAGTCTCAAACTCGGTGGCGTTAATGATGTTCTGGTTATTAATCTCGTTCATGTTCTTGACATGGAACGGGATGTTCTCGGAATACTCTTCTTCCATCGCAGGTAAGTGTGAGGTTGCTTCTGCAATCCCTTCGAACAGAACTGGTGCCTGGTCAGCTTGGGCGCCGATATCTTCACCGCCGAACCCTTTGTCAGGGTCAAGGTCATTGCCTGCATCATCTATTGGTTTTTTGTCCAAGAGGTTGAGGCTTTTACCCACCCCTACTTCGGCAATGCTTTGAGGCCCTGACATCAATGATTCTAAAACAGAGTCCGTCAAATCAGCTTCAATTCCAGGCGCAAGCGTGCTGCCCAAATGTTCCCCGACGCCCTCTCCTGCGACCTCACCGGCAAATGACCCGACATGGCCCAATGTCGGCATAACGCCCTTAGATGCCTGTTCCGCCGCAATCTTTCCGGCTTCCTTAGCCTCTCTGAAAATAACCTTATCCGTCAAAGCCGCTTTAACAGCAACCTTGTCGGCTATATTCACACCCTTGTTGGCTAAAACCCGGTTAACGGCTTGAGTGGTAGCCCTGCCTGCTGTGCCGGTCAACCATTTAGTAAGGCCCAAGGTGGCAGTATCAACGGCAGTAATCACACCGCCCTTTACCAACCCGCCCGCTATCGCCTCTCCACGGTCATATTCTCCTTCCATTGCCTTTTCATTTGCGATAGCCCCCGTTTCGATTGAACTATTCCCTACAAAAAGGCCAGCTATGCCGCCAACTAATGTTCCGACTGGTCCACCGATCATTGTGCCTATACCAGCGCCTGCACTCATGCTCCCGATGATAACGCCTGAATTCGGCAATTGGGACAGGGTTTCATGTAATGCCCCTTTTGGCTCTTCCCATGCGGCCTTTGCCACATTTTTAATTGCATCCCACACACCGTCAGGGTCTCCGTACTCTGCTAAAGTCGCCCTAAAATCGCCTTGTGCCGGGGTCATGTTTGGATGGGCTATGCTCTGTCTTGCAGTTTCCATAACGCCTGCATCATCGCCTGTTGCAACATCAATGGCGGTCCCCATGGTTCGAAGAGTGTTCTTTACTCCACCATATAATGCGCCCATCGCTCCGGTTGGGGATTCTTCTTCTACCGGCTGTTCATCTTCCGGGAAAGGGTTATATCCGACCTTTTCAAGGGTAATGGTTTGGTTTGCCGGTGCGGAATCGTCGGCAAAGGGGTCGTGGTCAACTGGCTCAAAAAATAATGGCATTTCTGGGAATCCTTATTGTGGGAGTTGTTGAGTTCCTGTGGCGTTCTTTTGAAACCAATCTACACCAGCGCCAATGGCCTGGTTTCTTTGTTGTGAAGAAAACTGCTTATACAGTTCGATTTCTTCCGGGGTTAATGGGATCGGGCCTCGCTCCGTTATAACAACCGGTATCTGCCTGCCGTTCTGTGGAATGATCTTTACATTCCAGGTGCTTATATCCTGTGGGAGTTCCGGCCTGATCGCCGGGGAGTTTGCCTCCACCTGCGGTTGTGGTGGCTCAACCGGCAGGTCTTCCCCGGGACCACCCATGGCCGTTCTCTCTCCATGGGTGCCTGAAACTTCCGCAGCAATCCGTTGGGGGGAGTGACCGTCCTTTCCAGTGTGGACCCTGGACCAGCCGTCACCCTGCCGGACATACCAGAAACCGTCTTTTGCCTTCCTGGCACCGTCAACCGGTGGGGTGTCCGGGCCTGGTTTGGGCGCGGTTATTTGATACAGCATCCGCATAGCCTCAATGCCCTTTTCCGCAACCTTGAACTTGTCCCTGGCCGCGCCTTCCAGTTTTTTGCCCTTGTTCCCGTGGTAATAATCCAGCATGGCTTGATACATATTCTGTGTTTCAGGCGTTTGCTCCCCTGATTCCATGCTTTTCATTAACGCTTCGGTGCCGGTGGAAGACCCGGACGGCTTGAACACTTCTGCCGCGTTCTTAAATGCGGTTTGGTATGCCTTGGTCATGGCGGCCATTTGTTGTGCCTCGCCACCCTGGTTCGCCCGGTCATGAGACCTCATGGGTCTGAACCCATTTGAGGTCAAATCAGCCACTGTCATCGGAGAACCGTCTTCTTTTGTGGCGATACCTCCTCCTTTTTTATAAATAACGTCCCGTCCTGTCACTGGATGTTCAGGGTCATACACGGTCTTGACGTCATATGTCTCTTTGCCTTTTGCCCACTGCACCCACGGGGCTTCCCGGTTCAGTTTTGCAATGGCCGCTCGCTGGCCGACAAAATCAGACACAAATGCTTTTGCGGGGATATCAAGTGCTTTTTTATATGCCTGTTCAAGTGTGATGTCATCGCCAATTGTGATCGGCGGTTTCCCCATTTCTTCGTACACAAGGTCATATGTCCCGTTGGTGTTTTTCTGAACAGCCAATGGGTGATGGGACTCATTGACAGCGGCTTCAAGGTATCTTTCGGCAAGAGGGGTGATCCCTTTCTTTAAAAAGCCCAGCCCACCACGAAGAGTTGAGTTGTATTTTTTGAAAAGTTGGGTCCCCTTATCGGCGTTCTTTTTTAATTTTGCATGTCTCACCTGATCATTGGCTTCAAGGCTTTCTCCAACGGTCTGGAATGCCATGAAATCCTCCCTGGACTGAGGTGTGTATCCTTCAAAGAAGGCGTCTCTGTCCTCTGGTGACATGGCACCGATTTTCCGCCATAGCTCATTTTCTTTTTCAGTGACCGCCTTTGACCGTCTCTGGCCTTCTATGGCCTGGTCCGCCTGCAGGTCCTGTGCATATAATTGTTTGCCTGCAACCTGGGCCTGACCGGTTCCAACGCCTTTAAACGCCTTCATTTCCCCGGGAGCATCATATATATTGCCATCCCCATAGGGCACCGGTTGAGGCCCGGCCTTATACCCCTGGTAGTTCGTTTCAATATCGGACCGAAGTTTCTCGTCGGCTTCCCGGTCTTTCTGCCTGTTATTAAACGCTGTGTTCCGCTGGCCCATGGCCTGGATCTGATTGATCATGCCAGTTGCCGCGCCCCAATCGTCTGCTGTTATCCTTCCCCATCTATCCGGCATAATAATCTCCTAAGAAAATAAATATGATCCGATGCCGACAAGAGCGCCGACACCCAGTCCGACTGTTCCGCCAAGCCCAATTGCTCCTAATGCTGCAGCGCCCATTTTTGTACCGCCTATGGCCGCCATGGTGCCCATTCCACTCAATCCTGACATGGCAGCACCACCCACACTCGGACCGGGCTTATCAATTTTCTGCTGCATTTTCCCATAGGTAGCAGATGACTGCTGCTTGGCACCCATGGCCTTGTCCATTGGATTTTCAACTTGATACATTATGCACCCCCTCCCATGGCAGCCTGTAAGCGACCAAAGTTTTCTTGTTCGGCGTTTTCTCTTGCCGTTGTTTTTGCGCCGCCAATGGCTTTCGCCCTGTCAATGGAGTTTGCGGTAGACATGGCAGCAAACCGGCCTGAGTTCGGATTGACACCCTGCCTTGCCATGGTCCGATTTAATGTGCCCTGAGAGTTCATAAAAGCGTGGGCAGCGTCAGCAGCGGCCCTATTCACGCGGCTGTCTATATCAACCCCTTTAAGGGACTCGTCATAGAATTTTGCCCTGACAGGTGCCCGTTCCCCGATAGCTGTCATGGCGTCTGCATTCTGAGCCCCGGTAAGCGCTGTCTGGCCTGGCAGGAGTTCTCGTGCTGCCGCGATTTGCTCTCCCGTGAGCGCGGTTTGACCCGGTAGAAGTTCCATTTCCTGCCTGATCCTGGCTGAATCAAGCTCTTTCTCGTACCCGATGAGATCAATATTCGCGTCAATCTGGGCCTGTTCCATGTCCCGATACCCGGCCTTGTCTTCATCCACAACCCATACTTGCTCGGTCGTGGTCTCGCCCGGCACCCAGACTTCTTCGGTTCTTTCCTGCGTGGCACCTTCACCACGGCGGCCATCACTCGCTGAATAACCTGGGATAATCCTGGTTTCGTAATGGCCCTCGGTTGTATTCTCTTTAGTTTCATAATGCCCGACATCAGCGCCGCTTTTCCAAAAATCAAAATACTCGTCGCCCATCTCTGACATGGACTCTGCAATGGTCGCCATACGTGCATTATACGCAGCGTCATATGAGTCGCCACCACTGCCGCCACCCATCGCCTGAATACCTTTGTGCTCAAGGGGATTAATAGCCCAATCCGCATCCATGTTCATTAAATTTAATTGCATTCGAAACACTCCCTTGTGTAATAAATAAACACTGCTGGTTCGCTTTGTTTGGTGATCCCATTCCATATCCCATTAGGAATAATCCCATGAGTTTTTGCGCCACACTTCTCTACAAATTGTCGGGCCTTTATATTCCAGACAGGGAGGTATCCGGTTAGCAGATCAAAAATGTAGTTTCCATCTCGATCTTTCATTGTAAGAAATGTTTTTAAACCATATTTCCCGAAGTCGATTGACTTACCCCAATAATCTTTAAAGAAACAGAAATGTTGTCTTGCGGTATGATTTTCAAACCGATTTAACCATGTGTATCCAACGGTATCTTCCCCATCCATACATATCCACATCAGGCATCCTGGAGATTTCATCATGCTTAAAAAGGCGTCGGCTGTATGGACTCCACCGTCATAAAAAACGACATTAACCAAACCATCAACCTGGGTCTGGAAAAAAAGTTCTTTAATTTCAGAATCCTTAAACGTCCTGACGCCATCGACTTCTGTATATGGGATTATCTGGAGATTCATTCTTTATCCGTGGGTTCTTTTCTGGCGGCCACAGCGGCGAGCCGTTTCTCCATCTCTTTTATGGCATCATCCTTCTTGGTCATCTCAGATTTTAATAGTAGTATCTCTACTTCTTTTATGCCGATAATTTTAAATAGTTCGTCTGGTGAAAGTTCCATTATGCTGTCTCCTATTTTGTAATGTTTCAAGCATCCTCTAATACACTTATCCTATTCTTTAATTTCGTGTTTTCAATTTCAAGTGCCGTAATCCTGGAAAAAATCAATTCGTTGATTTCGTTGTCTTCTGTGAGTTTTGCCCTAAGTGCTCCGCTGTGATCGAGCCAGGTCATGCCCACGACCTTGCCCTCAACCGCCAGCACATAAAACGCCAGGTCCTCGGATTTGATATATTTTAAAAAAATGGTCTCTTGTGGTAACGTGGCCGGCATAAAAAACCGTTTTGGCAGTCCCGTCTTTAACCATCCGGTCATACAGACCCATGATGAACGAATCCCTGAACGTCTTAATGCCATCGGTCTCGCAATATGTTAAGATGTCAACTTTCATGCTATTCCTTTGGGAACCGGTATTTTACGGCCCAACATTTATCGTCATAGGTCTCAATCTGCGCCGTCCCTTCATTTTTTTTGTTGATAGCAAGCTTGTCTCTGACCTTTAGCTGTGCATCCAGGTACTCTGTTATCGGGGGATAAGACCATCGTCTCAAATCTTCATAGTTCGCAAGTCTCCATTGGGCAATGGTCGTCGGGTCCCCCCGGTAGTGTTTGCCGTCAAGGTACTCCTGGATGGCCTTGTTAAGGATTTCATCCGTTTCTTTAACCTTTTTCCTTAAATCGGTTTTCAGCATTGCCATTCCTTATAAAATTGCGACATAGACAAGAGACCCTTCCGCATAGGTTTCAAAGCCTGATAAATCAGCTGACCAGTTGGTTAACGTCACCTGGATGGGGTATGAATCAGCGCCCCCTTCTGGTTCGTTGTTGGTGGTGGCATACACATAATTATTAGTAGCCCCTCGGATAACCGACGCTCTCACATGGGTAATATCAGGTGTTGATACTGCTGTTGACAAGGTCCATGAAACATTCCCATTATTAATAGATAATTGGGAGTAACTCGGTGTCCCCAACACCCAGGATGAACCATTATAATAATCCAGCCGAGCAGTCACATAGAGTTGTTTGTATTGATATTCTGAAAACCCGTCACGTGAACCCCTGTAATCTTTAAAATATCCTTTTGCACTAATGTTACAGGTCACTTGTTTGACGTTTGAAACACCTAACGCATGACTCGAACAGGTTACGGTTGATGTTGTCCCGGAAGAGGTATGAGCAATCGAATCACCAGCACTGCCATCCGCATTGATCAATTCTGCAACAGCATCAAATTGATATCTATCTGTTCCTGTCCCGGTTTCCTGGATATTCTCGGCAGCAATTCTAAGTGTTTGGCTTTGAAGCGGATAACCAGCATCATAAACGCCAAGCGTGGCCGGAAAACAAAAAACATTGGGTACTCCTTCCCAATATCCCTCAAGCGTTACAGTATCGCCTGAATTGGCGGTTCCGATATCTATCCGTTTCAGCGATTTTGTCAGACGGTAATCGCTGGCAAGATACTGAAAAAAAGACAGGTCTCCAGCATTTAATTGACAATATTTTCCGTCTGTTGGGTTGACACATTTAATGCTCAGGTCATTATTGGGATCCGTTATTTGAAGGCCATTTGTCGCATCATATGTGAAGCCTGCCATATCAAATGTTTTATTGGGGCCATCAATTTTAAAGCCGGCAGGATTACTTTCTCCCGTTGCCACATAGCCCTCACTCTGGACAATCATGGAGAATAATTCAGCGGTATCAATATGCGCGGCTTTGATCTGCTCTGCCTGGATATGCTCGGCTTTGATCTGCTCTGCCTGGATATGCCGGGCCAATATCGTATCATCCACCACCAGATTGCCATTGATACCTACTGTTGAAACTCCATCAACATTCCCAACAATAAAAGGCACTTGCACTGCTTTGCCGGGAGTAACAATCTTAAATTCATCTACCAGGACAATAAATTCACTGGTTGGCGTACCGTCGTTATCCGTTGAAATTAATCCATATCCAGTAACATAACCGTTGTTGTCAATTTTGACGGTATATTTTCCTTCGATACCATCAATTGATGTGGCATTCGTCTGGATGGAAGTGGTATGACCGTTAACTGTCGTTTGCACGGTTGAAATGCTTGATGATAATGCGCTGTCCGCGTTAGCCCGTGTATTTTGTTCCGTAACGATTGCCGCTGCATTCGTCTGGACTGTCGTTTGCACGGTTGAAATGCTTGATGATAATGCGCTGTCCGCGTTAGCCCGTGTATTTTGTTCCGTAACGATTGCCGCTGCATTCGTCCCAGTATCGGTTTCAACCGTATCCATCCGATCTATTAACCCCGTGCCAGGGGTATCAATCAAATCAATCCTGCTATTCAGATCCTGATATAGCTCATCCTCTGTAATTTCACCGGTTAGTATTTCCAATATGTTATCAATGGCCTCACCGATAGAATCAACTCCGGTTACCACATACCCGCCCATTGCGTCAGGAGGGCACCACTCCGAATGGTTCCCCGCAAAGCTGACAGATCGTATCCAGTATGTCATATCGCTGGTTATGGGGAAATTTTTTGAAGAATAATACCCCTTCTCTCCCATTAATGCTTCCGTTACAGTCACAAGGCCCCTTAAAACGGCGTCCTCTTTGTCCTGGCTGTTCTCAGCAATCCATATTTCGATGTGAGAGACAATTGGATCGTCCGGGTTATCCCACTCAAGCTCATGGGAAAAGGTGTATTTTGTAACGGAAAGATTTGCCGGAGGGTCCGGGGTTTCCTCAGATTCTGATTCCGTGTCAGGCGTCACAATATCATACGGGTTGGTTGACGTGCTTCTCAAGAACATGCCGATGTCAATACCAAGCCTTGCAAGGTCACTCACCCGGACGGCCCGGTTTGCGTCGGTGTTGCGGCCCTGACCGGACAATGCCTCGATGCAGGATTTGACGGACGTGAAAAAAGACACATGGTCTGCAGGGGCAGACGGGGGGATATTGGGGATATTGGGATCAGACATTTTCAAGTATCTCCACGATTTCGTTCACTGACCCGCCCACCAGGATTCTGTCAATCGTGGCTTTGCCGACGGCCTTTACATGGAACGACGTACACCCCTTGATATTAATCCTGAAAATACTGTCGCTGGTGACGACCTTTGTGCCGCCAAGGACACCGTCAACGTAGAAGCTCAGGGTTACGCTGCCGGCCGTGAATGTCCCACACACCTTGCAGGCCGTATAAACCTCCCTGACAGTTGACGTGAAAATCTTGGATATCCAGGTGTAGTCAAGATCACTGCCGGATTGCCAGGAAACAATCTCCCGGACAGAGGATTTCGCCTGGATCAGGTACAGCAGGTCAGATTCAGGCGAGTAGGTCCCCCCATAGACATTCTGGGTCATGGCAATGGTTTTGTATTCGCCTGAATTCAGGTTCAAAGAAAACCCTGCTGTGGTCCCGGAGAAAAAACCGATATAGTATTCATCATACAAAAATCCGATCAGGTTGGCCGGGATTAAAGCTTTCCATTGTTCTTTGGTCATGACGTTCCGGGTAACAAGGGTCCCCAGGCCGGACTCGTCTATCTTGTATAAGCCGTCCGGGCTGGCATACACGACGCCCCCGGGTATATTCACGATAGACCGGGCCGCCACGCACGATTGAGGATGCCCAAGCCGCCGCAATGATAATGTTTCCGGTTCCTGGCCGATCAGCATATATGGGACCGTTTCAGTCAGGACCACCACAAGGCTTCCGGTATATCCAAGACCAACAATGTCAGATTCCGTCACCAGGCTGTAAATAGACGGGTAGGCATAGGGAATAAAGATTTCAGACGGGTAAATCGTGTTGCCGTCAAACCCGAACACCAGCCCGTGGGAAGTGGCAATCAATCCGGTCAGGGTCGATTCCGGAGCTGTCCAGTATGTGGTGGGCAAGACCTCTCCCAGGTCTGCATCGAGGACGGTATCGTCAAGGTATGTCTCCGTGACGGCGATATCATCCACATATTGATATTCCGCACCAGTGGTGCCTGAATTAAGCCGGTATATCCTGAAATGTGTGGTGTAAACCCCTGTGGCGGTCGCATCCACAAAACCTGTCAACCGTGGGGTTATGTCTGAATAAACATCAAAGACATCGGTTGCAACAGACGGGGCCGATTCCACCACGCTGCCGTCTGCCCATTCTCCGACAATGGTATACACGTAGGATGAAGAATGAACGATATCTTCCCCGGCAGTGCCGTTCAACGTGACGGTTAAGGCATTGGTCGGGGCCGGTATGCCAAGCCGCCTTGTGGCCGACGGATACGTGCCTGATCCTATGGCAAGGGAAGCGTTTGTCTCTTTTGGGTACCCGTCGCCGGATATTAAGATCCGGTTGCCTGAATCGGCCACCAGGGACTTGACCACGTTCACATTGGCCGCCCATTGAAGGTATGACGTTGACATCTTATAAATACTGGTGCAGGTGGCGCCGACATCCTGGACCGAAGACACCCCCTTCAACGGCTGAAGGTTCCCGGACTCCAGGTCACAATTGATTGCGCTCGACGCATATTCAACCGGCAATAACTTATCCGCTACTCTTGGGACCTCACCTTTAAAAATGCCGATATCAATCATGGTTTACACCCATCCTATGCTTCTGACACGGACAAGGTTTGCGTCCTTTGACGCGTTGATCTTCTCTTCCGATACGGCCGCCCGGTAAATCCGGTCGTAATGGACCGACAAAGAAGGGTCTGTCCATGATTTCTTAGGGGAAATGAACAGGTTCCGTTTTACCCCCGCCACAATGGCGTCCAGGTGGTCATCAAACAGGACATCCGGCAGGGTCGTTGAATTCATCGCAGGCTTTAAAGCCAGTTCAAACACAATACTGAAATCACTGGTCGCGGAAGAATCAAGGACAATGGTGTTATCACTGCTGATTGTGAAATCATAAAAGTTGACATCATTCACCTTGGCCGATACCACACCGATCAGGATGGACCTGGAAGGAGCCATGACATAAATTTCTTCATCGTCTTCTGATACGGATTCCGTGGTGTCATACCGCCATGCCCAGGTGTTCTGGCAAAAATGATTGCTGATTCTGAGAAGTTCGGCATCAAACGCCGACTCAAGGCACCCGGGAATGTCTGGACGAATGAACGGGTAAAAGTCGCTGAATGCTGTCATTTTTTACCTCATTTCGGTTTTAAGTACTTGGTCCGTCTGTAATTTCCCCTGGAGTGCCCCATAGAAACTGGCATGGTGACGGGCCGCCTTTTCCACGCTGGCACCGGCACCCTCCATGGACATGCACCGGTACATCACCCATTCAATGAGCGCCGTGACATAGGTATCGTCAACCCCGATGTCATCTTCCGTATCTGTCAGCTTCGTGGGGGACTTCGAATAAGCAAGCTCAACGGAAAGCGTGGCTACGCTCGGTGTCGGGTACACCCAGAACACCTTTGGGGATTCTGCTTCATAAATGAACCGATTGATGGCCGTGGCAGATTCAGTCGACGTCCATTCCGGGTAATACCCGTCGATCTCGTCCCTTGTGGTTCTTTTGATGTGTCTGCCAGGGGTCGTGCCACCCGCGCCAAGGTTCCGGATACAGTTCAAAAACTGGACCCCGCCGGCAGGGATGGTCTGTTTTGCAGACTCGGCCAGTGTAAACGGTTCCACAACTGCCGTTGAGTCCGGCCGTAACAATGCAATATGGTTCTGTGCCTCGGACATATACGTCAACAATAACGCCTCGGTCCAGATGTCCTGGCCGACGTCGTGTAACTGCTGGCCCAAGATGGTGATAACATCACCGGCGGTATAAACAGCCATGGCCTATCCCTCCTGTGCGTCCCCATTGATTGCGCTCGACGCATGACGCGGTTAATTCTTCGTTGAGCATGGTCACCAATTGCAATTTGGTCAGCTTTTCAGGGAAGTCTTTACCGGTCTGCTCTTTGGCAAACTTGTAAAACTCCTTTATTTTGACACGATCAACCGACCGGTTGAACCACTTGTGAACCAGCTTGGCCGCCACTTTTTTGGGCAAGTACGGGTTTTCTTCCGGTTCAGGCGGAGGGTCCGGAGGGATAGCAATCTCAACAACAGGCGGCAGTTCCTTTTCTTCTGCGGCTGCAGGAGGCTTCCCGCTTACAACGGGCGGTTCACACGGCACCATTTGTTTCAGCTTCGCCATTTGCGGGTTCCAGTGCAGAACCTGGCCGGTTTCTTTGTTCCTCAAAAACTTCATCCATGTGTCCTTTCATTTGGGTTAAGGTTTTAGGAAGGGCTTTTACACCCTTCCAATGGTCAAGGTAGCGGCCTTGTCATAAACAAATCAATCGTCCTCTGCGGTGTCGATGTAATACAGGGTGACGACCATCTGTCCTGTCCCGTCGGCAATAACCAGCGTCATGTTGGTGGCACTGGTAATCGTGACAAACGGGGTCATCTCTGCTCCGAGCCCTGTTACCGCATCAGCGGCCAAAGCAAGGGACCCATATGTTCCAGCGGCAAAAATATTCTCTGTGGTGTCTGCCGAGAACTTGTCCGCATCAGTCGAAATCCCAACCGAAAGAAGGCAGGACGTATCACCTGTAAAGGCCCCGGTTACGACAGCCTTCCAGCCGAGGACCATGGCCCCGACCGGCAGTTTGTCATCAAATGCCAGTGTACCAGTGGTCTCGGTGGCATCCGTGAAGTCATCCGCGTTCATGATCTGGGACTCTAATTTTTTTATCATTCTCAATTTCATTGTTCTATCTCCCGTGATTATTAAATTTGGTAATGGACCTGGGAGTTATCAGTGCGGTTCCCAGGTCCATGAACAGTATTCAAATAACTGCTATGTCAGGTTCGCCTTGCAGTACAGGTGCCCAAGGGACTCAGGCTTAATGACCTTGTAACCGTAAACCTGTAGCCCTCTCATGAGCTTCCCGAAGTCGTCCGGGTTATCGATCATCTCGTTCTCAGTCAGTTGCGACGCGAAGGTCAGGGCCGATTTGTGCCCGAACAATGCGCTGTAACAGGTAACGGCGGTCTCGGTGGTGGTAGAGACGTTGTTGGATACAAAAATCTCAAAGGTATCAATCACGCCGATCCGTCCGTTTCGTTTCATGGAAACACCGTCACCGGCATAGCTGGCCTCGGAAAGCTCAGACGTTTTGATCCGGGTTGCCAGCCAGGCAGGGATAACAAACCATCTTCCGGTCTGGGGCACGTTCTGTTCTGTCAACACCTGTCCACACTCGACCATTTTGTCGACAACTGTCGACTTCAGCAGGATTTCTGCTGTAGAACCGTCCGTGGTGGCGACGCCAAGGTCGATGTTCCCGGAAATGTAACCGGCGGTTGTGCCTGCATTGTCAGAATCAGCCAGTGCGGGAAGAGCAGCCAGGATATCAGTATCAATGGCAATTTTCATCTGTTCTGCTGCGTCCTCTGCCCATTTGGAAACATAGTCGATATCTGACTGTTTCTTTTCAACGCTGTTAATGGCCACGCCATAATACTTACCCTGATCGATCAGCAGTTCAACGTTGTCGGATCGTGGCTTCTCGTAGTTCAGAGACTGCCCGATCTCATAATCGTTAATGGTGATATCAGGAACGGTCCTGATCTGTACTTTATCGCCGTAAGAGGAAATTTCCGTTTTGTTTACGTTCGGAGTGTTTATCTCCGACTCCTGCATGTTTCCATGCAGACCGGACTATATCTTCAATGTTTCTTCCGTTTACAAGCAAAACATTGTCCCGCACTCGTGGATATTTCACCTTTAATCAAGGCTACTTTATCTAGTCTCTGAACCTTCAACCTGTCACCAGGCTGCTTGGCTGCTGATTGCCCAATCCCGCTATTTTTTAAACCATCACGCTTACCGTTGCCGGTTACGTTGTGGTATAGCAAGCTATAAGGGTGTTCCAGCAATTCACGGGATTTAGTGAGAGCCATTATCCATTAACCCTCATAATCAGTGTTGCTGATCGCGGCGAACACGGTTGACATATAAAATTTTTCAATCAGTTTTCCTGCATACTACATATTCTTGTAGTTTCGACTGTCGCTTCCGTCTTGGTCGTGTTTCAATAACACCCACCGGCCTGCCAACCTTTTTTTTGACAATGCCAAAGTTAATGGTGCTTATGGACTCTTTAACCGTTGCGGTTGAATCACTCAGTCTGTGCTGCTGCGAGTTGAGCGTTTTGACTATATTGCGAATGGCTTCTCCATCACGGAAGTTTCCATTCTTTGCACACTCATAAAGAAAACGGGCTACGTCTTGTTTCTTTTCTAAATATTTTGTGAAATAACCTAAGACTTGCTTAGATTTGCTTGGTTGTGAGAGCTGTAATTGCCACAAATAGCTTGTCCCTGTCCTGCATATTCTTCCACCGAAGGCCTTCTTCAGAAGCAATATGCCTGCCGTGTAATTATCAGCGCTCAATATTGACAAGGTTGGATAAGCATACCCTGTTTTCTTGCAAACCTTCACACCAAATGAGCCGTCACCGTCAATATACCCGGCCATCCATTTCCTTGTTGGGTAATTTTGGACAGGGAGAGACTCTACTCGACGCACCGATTTAACATCTTTTCTAAAAGAAACAACCTCTTCCTTCGATCTTAAAATCGGTGCGGCATCTACCATACCGAGATATTGTTCAGCCTGGTATCTTTTCACAACTAAATATTTTTTAAGACGTTCAACACATTTCCTCGCAGGGCCGGACCTTATTTGAAGTTCACAATGCTGCCCCTCAAATTTGTTTCTTATGGCCCCTCCAAACATTTCTTGCGCCTCATAAAGAGGATCGAGAAAGTCTGCACGCTGAGACATTGAAACCTCAAGGTCCGGCTTTGAATTAACCCGGCACCTTATTGAGATATGTCCGTCTGCGTCGATAAACCCTGCTATGTATTTTTCACTCATGCCTAACCCTTCTGGGTGTTTATTTGAGTTTTTCTCGCTTGCATCGGGTCGGCTTTTGCTTCCCCGTTATTCAGATTCAATTTTAATTTGGCCATTTTAACTACCAAATCTCCGGAATGTATGTGCCGGAAAGACCGTTGTTGGTGTCGTTGCTATACGCACCAAGACTCGAATCAATTGGATAAACCATGATAGTCTCCTATCAGGCCACCACTCTCCCCTGCTGTGGGGCCAGGAAGATATCTTGTTCCAGCAGTTTCGCCTCATCCTCACGTCCGTTGAACATCCCGGCTGTTTTATCTTTGTAAAACTGTGCAATGCTTTTCCTTGTCCATGTGCGCGTACTCGCGGCAGGCGCAGGCGGATTCAAGTCAGTGCCGGTGTTCTTCGGGTTGGGTTGAAGGTTGGGTGCTGGCAAGTTATCCTGGCCGTTCTGCCGGGACGGGTTGCCTAAATATTCTTTAAAGATCGCCATGGTGGATGGAAGGTCGCAGTTGGCCTCGGCCTTTTTCAGCTTGGCAAACCGGGGTTCACTCTCATTCCCGGCGTGTTGCCTCAAAAAGTTAAGAAAGTTGGGGTCACTGTTGATCGTGTCAAACTCGACATTGAAGCCGGATGAGAGCTGCGCCTTCACCTGGCCCAGATAATCATTGTAAACCCTTGCCTGCTGGCTTTCCCTTGACTGAGACACATCCCCGGAAAGCCTGGACAACTCCTTTTTCAAGGTTTTGTTCTCGGCCTGGACCGTCTGGATGGTTTCGACAAGGGCACCAAAATCCTCGCCATACTCTTTGAACACTTCCGGGTCAAGGGAAGACGACTTTCCTTCATTCACGGGATCTTTGTTGTTGGGGTTGTTTGCAGCTTCCATAAGCTGCTCATTTTCTTTTTTCAGATCAGACAGGTATTGCTGTAGGTTCCGGACATCCTGCTGTAACCTTGGGACTTCTGAATCAAACTTTCCCTTAAGCGTGAAATATCGCTGTTTGTAAGTTTCTTCGTCCTCTTTTGGTTGTTGCGTCTGGCTGTTCTGCGGAGTGTCTGCAGGCTTGTTGGTCTGGTCATCAACCTTTTTCGGCAAAGTCTCCCGTTGGCCATCTTTCGGGGTTCCGACCTGCGGAGTGGTCCCGTAACGATCCTGGGGCTTTCCTTCTCTCAGTTGTTTTGCCATTGCCTCTGAGTTCTCAGCGGCTTTTTTTACGGCATTCGGTAGCTGCATCTTTTTCCTTTCGCGGTCCTTTGATGGGTATCGCGCTATAAAAAGTTTTGGTGGGTCCTGCGCCTATTGGCGCAAGGTATCCGGCTACCGTCACTGTAAATTGGGTGGGTGGAATGTGGCAATAACACGCCACCCACATAGGGGTATATAGATAAAAGGAGGGGTTTCAGTTGGATTTTTTGATGATATCGCGGCACATTTCCGGTAAGTCAACCAGCATTTGCAGCATTTGTGCCCGGCCCTGGAACCATTTCAAAAGGTCGCCCGTGGCCGTGTCTGTCTGTTTTCTTAAGGCGTCGAGTTCGCCCTGCAGGTACGACGAGTATATTTTAAAGTCATCCTGGAACTGCAGCTTTGCGACCGCACGGACAACTTCCTTGTCTGCCCTGACATTCAGGTCAAACTTGTTCATGCCATAACCTTTGGCACAGTTGTCCGGACATAGATCCCTGGCATTTGTACCAGACCATTATGCCTGAAAGGGCTGGACACAAACGCGGCAATCTCTTTTCGGCTGTAAATATACAAACCTGTCTGATACGGCGTTTTGCCGGTCCTGTTGCACAGGTCATACTCTTCCTTGTCGTCATAGACGCGATGCTCAACTTTGGCCTGCCTGGATGTCATCAGGCGCCCAATACGGTGCCCGTCCATGCTCGGATTGATCTTGACGCCGCATTTCCTCAGTGCCTTATCCACACATACGCCCATAAAGTTCTGGGCCTCCTTTGGCGTTTCAAACCGGTATGTCTTGGCGTTCCTCATTAAATTGTCAAAGTTGTCCCGGTCCAGGTCGTTCAGGTCCCCAAGCGTGGTGTTATGGTCGATCATTGCCATGGTTTATCCTTCCTTCTGGTATTCACTTGATATCAATGCCCTGGCAATCCATTCAATCGCCTGCTCCCTGCAGGTATAAAGGGCTCCTTCCGCGTCAAGAGGATCAATTGCCCACAAACGGACATGGACCAGTTCGTGTACGATATCCAGTTCAATATTGCCGTCTTGCGGGTCCGACTTCTGCCGGTCTTCCGGCATCATCAGGCGGATATCAGCGTGCTGTGTATTCTGCTGGATCTTCGTTCTTGCCGGGTATTGGTCCATGTCCCTGGCATCACGGAAACAAATAGTGATATACCAATCAAGTAACCCTAATCGTTTTTGCCACTTCCTTGCCGCCTTCTCAGCCTCAATCTGTGTCATACCGTCCTTACATCCCTTCCTCCGGCCACATTACCTGCCGGGTCTGTTTCTGGACCAACCCCATCGCCTGCCTGTGATTGCTGCTCAATCTGGGCCTGCTGTTCCATTGCCATCTGCTGCTGACGTTCTCGTCGCAGCATTTCTTTTTTAGCCGGTACAATCTCGTCATCCTTAAAATCCGCCGACTTGAAAATCTCATGCAGCATCGATGCAAGCCCGACCTGGCCGATAACCGCCATGACATCCGGCGATTGTACGGCAATCTGCAGGAGTTCGTTGCGCCTTACGGCTGCCTGTTCCTTTGCAACCATGGCAGACGATCCACGGGCAATCACCTTGATATCCCCGATAAAATATTCCGGGTCCCGGAAAAACATGATTTGAAACTCATGGGTCCGCTCAATCGTAGGCTTGATAATCCCGGCGTCGATATTTCCGACAACGTGCTTGATTCCCCGGGCTGCGTTGCCCATCATCATTGAAAAGCCGGTCGCCGTGCCCAATGCGCCGCCCTTGGCCTCACCACCATATGAATATTTCGGGACACCCGTTTTGTTGTCTGCTTCCTCGGAAAAGAACTTGTAAACCCCGATCAGCTCATTGGCCACCGTAGGAGGTACAAAAAACGATATGGGCGGCTTGTTCGCGCCAGACCCCATGGCCGACTCGGTATTGACCTGGTGGATTTTCCACGGGTACAAATCGGTAATATTCGCTCCCGCCGGCAACTGAGAAACGTCCACGGTCACCTGTGGGCCTGAAGCTATTCCCATATTATTGATCAGGTTCCTTGCTGCAGCGTTGCAGGCATCCTGGGAGTCCTTGAACACCTCGGGTGGACCCTTCCCCCAAATACTGCCGTTCTGCTTCCGAAAAGATGCAAAATTGTAGGGCACCCGGCCCATGGGATCGCCGTTGATCTCGGCCTTGATCACATAGTTGCCGATCAGCCAGACCTCGACCGCGTAATCGGCAAACGGGTCCTGGACCGCTTCAGGACTCATGCCGTACTGAAGCAGTTTCAACCCCTGGACATTGCCCCAGAACTGCAGGGCATCAATCATAGTTTCAGGGGATCTCCACTCGTTGGGCCTGTTTTCCAGGGTCTGCCGGGTCTGATCGTTCGCAATGGACAGCCAGGTAGATTGACCGGAATTGCCGTAATCCTGGAGAACCATACGGATTGCGTCATTGTCATACCCCTGGACACCGATAAGAGAAGTGAGATACCGCCGTGTCAGTCTGTGACGTTCGATTATGCCGTCTTCCGGCGTCCTGGCATTCGGCAGGGGATAAATATCAAACGGGCTGACCCGGTTGAAGTCAATCCGGACCTCTTCGACCACCTCTGCAGGCGACGTTTGAAAGCCCTGGTATCCCTTGTCCATCTGATCCTGGTCCTGATACCCGCTCTTCCATTTCAGCCGTTTCTTTCTCCGCAGCACCGGCCCCTTGACAATCCCTGCCGGGAACGTGGCAATATCATCAAGAGATTCTTTCACGGCTTCTCTCCATCCAGACTCGATCACCACGTCTTTTAGTTTGGTCTCTATCTTGTCCCGGGCTTCTTTTGCTGCCTTCTCCATTTCCGTGCGGATATCATCTGACATTTCTTCAAGCCGGTCCTGCATAGCAGACAACATATAATCCTTGAATTGCGTTTCCGTCTTGATCTCACCGGCGTAAACGGCGGCAATGGCGTCCTCCTTAATATAGGTCTGTGCCTCCCCGACGATGTGTTGTTTAAGCTCCATCACTTTTTCCGGTCTCAGCTCCGGGACCGGCGTCGGCTTGATTGCCCATGGTTCCTCTCCGGCAGGAAAAAGAATGTCGGACAGCCACGACGAAACCGCCGTGCATTTTTCGTCCGTCAGCATCATGAATATTTCAGACCCGCCGTGCTTTTGGATTTCTGCCAGCTTTGACGGAGAATATATTCCGTTCTTGCTCCGAAGCGAGTCAATCATTCTTTTTTCAATATCAACCTTGGCCTCTTTAGCCGCTTCCCAGCAATCACGAACGTATGAAGCCAACGACGTGACGACGGCTCTTTGCTGCCGGTCCTTGGCTTCCTTGTCTGCCTTGGCTTGAGCGGCTTCCTCGGCGTCAAGTTGCTGGTTGGTCTTAAACTCAATCATGTATATGTGTCTCCTGTCCTGGTTTCAGAGCGCCGCTACACCCTGGAATTCAGTCTGCCTTAAAAATTAATTTTCGTGTTCTGTCCGGGTCGATTTCAAGGGATTCACACACCCAAAGAAAGGACCCGGCGTCTTTATTCTGTTTCGCTGTGAGCCATGTTTCCGCCGTCCGTTTCAAATATCCGGCCCCGTTCTTCTGTGCAGGCCGCATCGACGCCCTGGGTTTCTTCCTCACGTCCAGGATTGCCCGGGACATCACAGCCGACCATAGCGCCTTACAACCGGTGGCATCGTTCATTATGTCCATCCTCCCGACGCCTGCCTCACGACCGGAACAGATGATATCTGCCTTGCCCGTGGGCTTACACCCTCGGCAAAAGTCAAGCAAAGAGCGTCCGCAATGTTTGGGCTGAGTAGCCCTCGTTTTTTCATCTCGTCTTTGTCCTCAATCTTAATCTTCCCGTTCGACAAAATTTTGTACCGAACAGCGGAAAGTTCCCCTATTAAATCATCCAAGTGATCAACCCACGGGTCAATCCTGCCCTGTTTTTCTGTAAAAAATTCTCGGCAGGCCCACCATAACTGGTCCCGAAGTCTGCTGAAATTTTCTTTTTGTGCTGAAGACTCGGCCACATTGACCGCTATTGCCGGGACATTCATTTCGATCAGACGGTCAACGACCCCGGCCCCGAGACCAATTGAATCAACCATAATCCGGTCAAACATCTTTTTTCGATACGCCTCAACGATTTTGCCTGTTGTCTGCATCAGGTCCTTGTTGCGCCACTCTTCGATATAATTCACTGACAAACCCTTGCGGATTAGAAACGCGTTGGCATCATCACCAAACCGCGCAACGTCAAGGGCCGCGATTGTCTCTGATATTGGGAACTCGACATCACGACCCACTGCGTCCTCAATCAGATACAATGGAATCAGCACATCATCCGACGCTTTTGGGAATTCCCCCAGAACGCGCACCCTGTAAATATTAGAGTCCTCGCCATACTTCTGGGCCATTTGCTGTGGATATAACGGGTCTACGAGCGGAGACCCAAGGCAGTTAAAATGCAGAGTGTCCCACAAGGCCCGGTCCTGGTGGTGCGATCTAAAAAAATACCCGTCTGTCCTGGTGGGGTTTCCGGTCATGATAACCCTTGCATTTTTTGTTGATAACGCGCCTTCTGCGACCTCGAACACCTTTTCCGGGACCCCGCTTGCCTCGTCAATCAGAAAAAGAAGGTTGTCTGCATGGAACCCTTGTAATGCTTCCGGGTTTTCTGGCCTGGCCGTCCTGGCAACCGCGAACTGTGTTTTCTCCATCCCCGTTATTGCCACCCTGTCTGCAGTGATTTTGATTGCCTGCCTCCATGGCGAATGCATCCGATCACGCCATTTATGGATTTCCGGCCATAAAAGGTCGAAAAGCTGGTGGCCTGTCGGCGCGGTACACGGGATTTTAGCGTTGGGGAAACAGGATAGGAACCAGAGGACAACCCAAGATAGGCTCGTTGTCTTCCCGGTGCCATGGCCGGACCGTATTGAAACGTGAGCCCCTGGGGTCGCGATTGCTGTAACCAGGGAGGATTGCTGTTCTGTCGGATCTGCCAGAATAATTTCGCGGATGAACGCTTGAGGATCGGCTTGATAACCAATCGTAAGGTCTATGATTTTGTCGTGAAAATTCAAGACTTGCCCTGCCGCATCCTGTCAATGCTCAACAAAGCGTTTTTGATTGTGTCTTCCCCAAAGTCTATTTTCTGTCTGTCAATAACCTTACCCTCTATTCTGTCGAGGAATTCTTTGATTGCTCTAACCTTACCCGCCTTGGCCTGCTCGGTAAGGGCCTTGTAAACTTCTGCACGATCCCTGCTTGAATTCTGTTTCCTCAGCTCGAGCGCGTCATGCTCGATTTTTGAAAGCTCAACAGGAGTGAAATGCTTGTAAAACGTCTGTCTCCTGATCTTAAGAATACTTCTGTACATATCGGTCCGGCTGATAAACTCATTGTCAGGATTGCCCCAATAATCAAGCATAACGTGCCTGTGTCTATCTTTCGCCGTCATTTGTCAGCCTTTCGTCAGCGCCTTCATATGCCCTGATCCTGTCTATATAGTCGCCATCTTTATCGATTGTTTCCGTCGTCGAAAAAGAAAACCCACACTTTTCACAGCGCCTTGTCCTCAGCACAACCGATTCAAGCCACCCGATGGTGTCGATGACTTTTAACTTAGTGTGCTTGCACATTTGGTTTGGGCATCTCATAGCTTGATTATCAAGGGTTTTAACCTTGACCGCAAAGACTTTGCCGGTGGATT